TTTTGAAAAATATCAGGTTGATGCATATATAAGTGGTCATGAACACAATATTCAATATATAAATCGTAAAATATCTGAATCATATAGGTTTCATCAATTTATAATGGGAAGTTCGAGTGAAAATCGCCAAGATGAATTTTACAATATATTTCATAATGATTTTTACGATAATCAAGAACAATATTTTCTTCAATTGTATGAAAAAGAGGGTCAACTAATTTTTAATTTTAAAAACCGATATAATGTTGTAAAACATCTTTTCATTATTTAAAATCGCATTATTTAATCATTTTATATACTATCTTCAACATTTTTGATAACCAATAACTATTTAATAGAAAAAACATACTACTAGTACTATATATGTAAATTGAACTTGATGTATTCGATCTTAATATCATATCATTGTAAAAATCAGTGTTTAAAAATATATTCGACATAAAATCATATATGCGGTATTTAAAAAAGGTGGCAATAAGCAATACGTTTGACGTAGTTGAAAGATACTGTATATATTTATTATTCTTCTCTGTTTTTAATCGTTCTTTTAAAAAATAACTACTTGCTAAAAATAGACTGCTTGTTTCTACCTTTAAAAATGTGGCTATATGTGGTTCAATTTGCTTTAATGGTATGGAATATATAGTCGGATAATATATAAATCCAATACCCAATAAATGATGTATTATGGTATCTATCCGAGAATAGGGTAAAAAAAAGGTTTCACCTGATAAAAAACAAAACATTAAATTAATTATAAATGTATAATCGGTTGAGTATTTTATAGTATAAATACTATATGATGCTACACTAAATAACATACCATATTGATATTTTTCAATATCTTTAAAATGCAGAGGATTACGTAAAAAAAGGTTAATAAGCATTATTTATATATTATCATATCTTTTTTATATTATATTATATTTTTCATATAAAAAACTATCTATATTTTATAAGTGTAAATGTCCGAACATTATATTCAAGAACAATATTTAATAAAAAAAATAACTAATGATTTTTTTACTGGTAGTTCTGATACAATAAGAGTCAAAGATATAAAATATGATATTGACGATGATGATATAAGTGTCGACAGTGCGGAAACAGTCGAAAGTTTAGAAAAAGACGTTATGGATGAAGAATATTATTATCTTGATTCAGATAAAGAATTAAGCACTATATTTGATATATGTGATAATGATAAAAATATATTAGAAAAGTTTAAAATATTTGTTTGTCCATATAAAATAAATCGACAAGGATTATACCCATTTTTAGAATATTATTTAATAGAAAATGACGGGGAGTTAGATTTTATTACATTCGAATTTCAATGTGCTACCAACATATTATCAAATGAAGGAGATTTAACACCAAAAGATGTTTATTTTCAAAATGAATGTATGAAAACATTATTAAAATACGCGACACCAAATTCTGAAGAAACGGATGATTTAGATAGTATGTATAAGGGATTTGTTCAAAGCAATTCTGATAAAAACGTTTTATATGTTGTATTTGATATTGGTAATTTTACTATAAAAGACAATCTGACAGGGACGACTATATTTGAAATAGTAAATACACACACAAATTTAGACAAAAAAATAAATAATAATGTGAATACCCTTTTTATTGAACAAAGTTCATTATTAAATATTAAAGATTCTAAAAATAAATTAGTAAAAAATCCACACGTGTTATATAAAACATTTACTGAAGATAAAGACTATAAAAATGAACTTATAGATGATGGAGAATTTATTTCCTTAATAGAAAAAAGTACAGATGATAATATGTTTGGAGAAAATGCTTTTTTATTTACGGCATCCCCAATAAAAGAAGATGATATTTCAAAATTAAAAAGGTATGCTGTTTTTATTGAAAATCCATTTTATAATATAAATAAAGTAGAGGTAAATGTTCAACGCGATGAAGGATTTACATTAGGAAAAGCTATACCTAGTGCAGTGAAATATTTTTCAAAACGCGATGATAAAGAATCAAAAGAAGAAAGTGGATCAGATGAAGAAGAAGAAAGTGAATCAGGTGAGGAAGAAGAAAGTGAATCAGGTGAGGAAGAAGAAGGTGAATCAGGTGAGGAAGAAGAAAGTGAATCAGGTGAGGAAGAAGAAAGTGAATCAGGTGAGGAAGAAGAAAGTGAATCAGGTGAGGAAGAAGAAAGTGAAATTAGTAAAGAACAAAAACTGTTATTAGAATCATCAAAAAATAATGCTTCGGTATATTATCAACAATTAATTGATGGAAAAAATATGGCTATTTGGATGATAAAATCTTCTCGGCATTTTATAGAAATATAATATAAATGTCTGAAACGAATAATATGTCCTCAAAAATGAAAACATTATTTAGTCCAATTGCTAATTTAAAATCAATAAAAGAGTTTGGGTCATCTGTATCTAGAAATGCTTCATCCGCAAAAGAAGGAGTAGGGAGTTCACATAGAAAATTACAGCGTATGTTTTCATTTAACATAAGTGGTTCATTTAGTAATTTTATACTATCTTGTTTATCGATTTATTTAGTTTATTGGATTATAAAAAAGGCATTAAATCGAATGGAATACAGCAATACTAAAGAGTTTATCCGATATTGCGTGGATTTTTGGATATGTATTATGTTCTTTTTAATAATTTTTTCAAGTATTATACAGTTGTTATAATTCCCAGGTAGTACTTATTTAATTCTTTTTCTATCTCTTTATAATCATTTTCACATTGTTTTTTCTCATAAATATTATCATAAAACGATCTATCAATTTTTTTAACGTGGAGTTCAAACCCTTTATCATTCCTTTCTTTAATACTTAGATAAGACTTAATTGCTAAATTTACAACATTTTTATTATTTGTAGATATAATGTGAGTTGTTTTATTTGTAATAATATTTTCTAACAAATTATTACCTTGAATCGTATTAAATATAAATATTCGAATAAATGCATATTTATGTTTAGCATATACCAACTTACCATTTTTTTTTATTTTTTTTTCACACATTTCAATATCCATAATTTGACCAAAGTTTTGATCTAATAGTATTTTTTCAATACATTTCTCTGTTTGATTCTTCTCTATAAAAGGAATGAAGATTTCGCGTGTTCTATCCATAGTTGTTGTTATAGGTTGTTTTTAAAAAATAGTATAAAAAAACATTCAATTTTATACTATTTTTATTATAAATATTATATTGCTTCAAGATCTTTAAATTTCCAGTATTCACATCCACCGTTGGGTAATGGCCGTTTTATGATAAATGGTATTTTTTTTTCTGCAAATTCTTTTTCAGCAATGAGATATCCATCTATAACTTCTGGTCCAATCTCAATAAGTGGCTTTGCCCCCATATTTAGTTGTTTAGCTCTCTCCCCTAGAACACGGGCTTTTTCGTATTTTGTAATAAATGGTAACGTTTTGTGCATTGGATCAATAATTGTTCCTTGCTCATTTCGAATAATTTTTGTTAATGCTTCAATTTCAAAATGATTATGATGTAATAATTCAGGATGATGTTCTTTAATAATGTTCTTCTTATTTAAATCATCTAATTTTTGAAGATAATTTTCATCATCATCGTCATCATCGTCGTCATCACTATAATCACTTCCATAATCCTCGACCAATGATGTTGGATCTGGTTGTTGTTCATTATTATAAATACCCGAATCAATACTACCGTCATCATCTTCTTCGTCTTCTTCTTCTTCCGGAGGAGGAGGAGGTGGTGGTACAAAATCCTCATCATCGCTATCAATTGTATCCACGTTTTCCTCTTTGTTTTCTACTTCATTTTCAGCATTCTCTGAAACGAGTGAAGATACAGATATTTCGTCATCGCTAAGTTGGTCCATGTGTATTAAATGATTATATACTCGTTAGATATTTCTAAATACTTTCACTTTAAATCAATTTTATAAAAATACAAATATGCATTATTCCTAATAATATCTACTGTTTTGTATCATTCGTCTTCCACGTAGTATCACACGTAGGACATAAATATAGATATTTTAAATTATCTTCGTCATACCGTATGTATATGATTTCAGCTTTAACATCAGATTCGGAATTTGTTTTACACTCTGTATTTGGACATTTAATATTAGTAACACGGGGAAGTGTAGGGTCCAGTTTTGTGTATTCATTTATAATATGATTGTATTGTTGTTCTCCTTTTCTTATATCATTTCTTAAAATACAAGAACTGTCATCAATATTTGTAGTATCTATATGTCCACAATTTCGACAATAGTGATTTAAAGAATTTGAATTTTTTTCGCTAATTCCTATATAATACATATTATCGCATTTAATGCAAAACTTCATTGTTATTAATTAATATAACTTGTATAGATATAAAATTCTATATCTTTTTAATTCAATTTTATATAATTATCCATAGAAATATCGCATTGTAGCATAATCCATTTTCTCCCCAGTTTCAGAATGCTTAAACATAAATTCGACAGCTTTGTCTATCCCTTGAGACACCAATACATCAGTGGCTTTTTGATTGTTTTTATCCATCATTTTATAGGTAGGAACAACACTTTTTCCAGCACCTTCCTTAACTTCGTTATTTTCGGATTTTGTTTCGGATGTTACTTCTGGATCCGATTCGTTTTTTTGAAGCTTTGTTATTATGACTGGACATTGTTAAAATATTGTAGTTTAAAGTACGTTACACAAAATTAAATCATTGCATTTTTATAACACTATTACAATTGAAGACAGTTAATAATATACGAGAACTCGGGTAGAAGAGACGCCCCACCAACAAGGAATCCGTCAATATTCATACATTTAATGAGATTTACACAATTGTTTTTTTTTACTGAACCACCGTATATAATGCGTAGATTATTCGCTACATTAAGACTAACCCGCGATGATATTAACTTGCGTATTAATAGATGCGTGTCCTCTGCTTGTTCCGGAGTCGCAGTGACGCCAGTACCAATAGCCCAAACTGGTTCGTACGCAATAACCACATTTACCCAGTCGCATTCATTTAATGTATCAAATAAAGGTTCGAGCATGTTTCTTAAAACATCGTTCATATTCCCGTTTTGTCGGTCCTCTAAATTTTCACCAATACATACAATTACTTTCATACCATTGTCTATAGCACGCTTGGCTTTTGTTGCGACGAGTATTGATGTTTCGCCTTTTACGCCAAATCCTTGTCGGCGTTCACTATGACCAATAATTGTCCACATAATACCTGCATCTACTAGCATTTCCGCACTATGTTCACCTGTATAGGATCCATTTCCATTAACACCGACATCCTGCGCGGCTACAAAACCTCCTGGGTTTAAAATGGCTTTTGTGTGAAGAATAT